GGTTTCAGGATGCGGCACATCTCATCCAGTATCAACGGAACTTCATTTCGTGAAAAGTGCTCCAGTGTGTGTGAGCTATACACCACATCGAACCACTCATTCGCGAATGGCGTTCTTCGTATGTCACACCGATAATCCGGTTTCACATCTTCCCGGATATCGACTCTCAGGGTTTCACCTTCGTTGGTTTTGTAGCTCTCTTCCAGATTGCCACAACCCAGATCGACCACGCGTTTCGGACCAATCTTGAACACCGCTCTGTAAGGTTTCGAAGCCAGTGGAAGTTCATAGCTGATGCCTTTCAGGTTGTCCCAGTGTTTGCAGAGCAATCCACCGTCCGCGAGTACCTGCCACTGTTCGAACTTATGGCCATCTTCCTTGCTCGTCGGTTGCCCTTTATCGTTCCGGTCTTCGTGTTCCGGTTCTAACAATCCACAGTGACAGCAACGCTCCGCCACTTTCTTGCAGAAGAACAGGTCTTCCGTCCAGTGTTCCGCCTTGTTCTCCCCATCATAGAACGCTTCCAATTGTTCGACCGTCTTGAACCACGGTTGGGGAAAGTTCTTGAACACATCCATCCGGATCAGTGTCGCGTCCATACCGATCCCACTTACATCGAACACTTCACCCACTTTCCAGTCCCAGTAAGGGCCCTGACCATTGCCACGATAGACCAATGGTTCCTGAGGCTGTGACTTATGGCAGTACACACCACCCGCCACGCCAAACTTCGGGAAGTGCTCTAAGTGGAAGATCAACTGTCGTACACAGTACGGCGGGACAGTGACATCCGTACCCAGAAAGAACAAGTACTTCGCCTTCTGTTGCAGGGCGGCCTCGACAATCATCGTTCTCGCCTCAGCCACAGGCTTACCCTTCACCATCGCCCATCTGATGTCAAAGTTCGTGGGGGCGTGTAAGTTCATCAACCCGAACGCCCATTCCAGTGTCACCGGCTTCGCGTCACTGGGTATACCAATCGTCAGTCCTACACCACCCGGATAACTAGGCACCTTTCACCGCCTTATTGGGCATCGTCCCAATCGACTCCCGGATGTTGCACACATGGTTGTAGATTTCCTTCGATTCTTCAAACAGGTGTTGCGCCATCGCTTCCACAAAGTTCGGGAACGGTGGGGTGGAGGATTCACTTTCACCTTGTCCCATCTGGTATTCGCGTATGTCACCCAATACGTTCAGGATGTCCTGATGGACATTGTGCAACTGGCTCAGGCTGGTGATCGTGTTCATACGTTGGCTACCGACATCGTCAATCGGTACCGTTTTCGGAGTATGCTCTCTACTTCCAATTCTCGACATGTTGTTTACCTGTCCTCTCATGGTTTTTCTGGAATTACTTTCACTGTGTTCGGTAGCTTTTCCTTGATTCTGATCTGCCTTGCTCTGTCCTGCATATCATGCTCCGCTAAATCATGAAGAATGACTCTCTGGCCGTTCAGGATCGAACCCTGATCCACGTCGTACTGCTTCTTGAATTCCTCGAAACGAATCCTCGATTCACTATTGGTTTTCTGTTCCGCCAGTACTGCTGTCAGTTGTTGCTTCAGCTGAGCCAATGCTTCGTCCTGTTGTTTCTGTTGAATGATGTTGTTCACCAACGATGAAACCGCCATCGTTATCGCACCGAATACCATAGGCCCCAACCATTTCAAAAGCCACAGGGGGATTCTGACCACACCATTTCCCGGATGATCGACGGTCACGGTTTTCCCTCTAGCCTTCGCGGTCTCGTTCTTCCTTTTGTCCCGCTGCTTTACCAGCGCCGAACGATGACTCTCTGATGCTCTCAATCAACTGGGTCAATCTTCCATCCACACCAATCTTCAAGGCGTCAAGTTTGTCACTGTGTTCCGCAATCTTACGTTTCAGGAAGAACGCAATTCCTAATACCGTGAGGCCGGCCATTACCGTTGGAATCACCGCCAGTACAATGATCATCCGCAAAGTAAACGGGTCTATCATCGGCGTTACCTCCCGCTCAACCTCTTGACATCATTGTTGTAATTGTGCACCGATGAGGATGTAAACACGTTCTCAAAATGTTGGCACCAGTTCGTCGCTTCCACATAGTCTTGGTTATAGAACGAACCTTTGAAGGTCATGACTCGCTCTTGCTGTCCATCCGTGGTGACCTTGGTTACAACCACGCCACGATAAGTCTCCGGATGCCCCTCGTCATAGTCCACCCCCACGATATAAGTCACACGTAGCGGGGCATTAGACGACTCTGGCGGGGTTTGTGGGGGTGGGTCGGTACTGAGTACGTCCTCCACGTTCCCAACGTCTCCAGCGTCGATTCTCATCGTTTCCGCATCTTCTCGATATGTATCCCGTTCCCAATCTGTTCTCTTTGCCATAGTCACCTCAGTTTGGTAACGCTGGTACTGGTGGACTCATGAACTTACAGTTCAACGTGTCGTAGTTCGCCATGTAAGTGTTCACCTCATCCACCGTCGCGTTGACCGGGAGTATTCCACCATCACATATTTTCGTCTTCGCACCTGTTCCAACCACGACATCCCACGAGTTACTGTCCCCGTTCCCAGTGTGTACCCACATTCGATAAATACCTTGTGGGCTGTTCATGGGAAACTGTGCTGACAAGGTCTGGTAATCCACTTTCGCAGTCGGTAGCACCTGACCCGTTGACAATGTCGAGTCCGCCAACATAATCGAATTCCCTGTGGTCGTTAACCCGGTGACGATCAACGTGATCTTATCCGTCGCCGTTATCGGATACTTATAGCAACATTGAGGTGGATTCATCACCACCTGAACCCGTGTATCCAACACCACACTCGCCAGTTCCGTTGGAGCCGTGACCGCCTGTGCCGTCAACAACACACTGAGTAACACCACGAACATCGTTCTCATTGTCGCCCACTCCGTCGTTTCCAGAACAGTCGCCACCAGTTCATGTCTTCGATCCCGGACAGATACTTACCTTCCCTTCGTTCCATCCAATCCGGGTTGTAGTAATACGGCCCGATGAGGCCGTCTTGGTTGTCGTGTCGTTTGGTCATGGTTTCGTCCTCATCGGGCTGTTCCATTTAGGCTACAGAGACCACGAAGCTGCCAGCCGGCCCCGCCACAATGTTAATCGGGTCCGCACTGTTGTTGCCCGTGATGCTCGTCCCGTCCGCCAGTACACAGGTCGCTGTGATCACAGCACCTGTCACCAGTACCGGAGGAGAAGCCGGTGCCACATCGCAGGTCATGCCATCCGCTGCTGGTGTGAGCACCACGCCCGGATCACTCGATGCCCATGTCGGCACACCGGAGCCCGCCGGAAGTGTGGTTGCAATTCCTACCGCGTCTACCGGGGTAAGGGTTGCGGTCGCATGCCCATTATCGAGCACATTGAATTTCAGTTTGCCACTCTTAGGTTTTGCCATTTCAGCGCTTCCTCCTGTGAAGGTAATGATTAACGCCACTGGTAGTGGCGGGGTGAGATACTTCAGAATCAGAGCAATTCCCGCAGAATCTAGTTGTTGCTGGGCTTCTATTGCTCCCAGTTCTTGTCGTTCTGCTTGCTGATTGGTGATTACCGTATCCAGCTTCTTATTGATCGAGTCAAACTCTGCGAGTATTGCGTCTAACTTCTGCAGCACCGTGTGGAACATGTTGAATACCCAACTCATAGATTGGGCCTCCTGTGTGCTGCTCTGGGTTGTGGGCTCCTTAGCTCCCACTGGTTCTAACTTTGAGGACTTCGAAAAGCCCTCAAACTGTGCTACCAATCTTCTAATCTCGTCTGCCAAGTTCTGGATGGCCAGAATAGACATGGTCATATTCTGTTCCATTCTCGCTTGACGCAATTGAGCTTCTAACAAGCTCCGGAGAATGTCAATCTCTTCCGGATCGAAACTGATTGCCGTCATCGTGTGATACCGCCAATTCTCAACCTAAATGTTGGAGACTAGAAAATGCTTTTCAACCACTTCACCACCGGATGACTGTCATCTTCCAAGTGGGCTGGTTCCGACAGTAACTCCTCGTTCACATGTTCCGGCAGTGGCAGCGCATCATGTACTTCCAGCACTACCTTGTTTTCCTCGGGGACGATCTTCGTCACTTTCACTCTGGGCTTCCGTTTATTGGTGTATTTTTTCGCCATGTTAGAACCATCCTCCGAAGGCATAGTTCATGAACACGAACAGACAAATCAGCACCATCACCCAGTAGATGATGGTCACCCAAGGCTCCGTAACTCCGAACGCTGGTAGAGCTAGTTTCACAATCTTGAATAGAATCGCAATCACTGCGACTGTGAACAGAAAGCCCACCAAGGCCCAGATCACTCCTTCCTGTCCGAAGAATCCAACCCGGTGCTGTAACAGAAGCATTGTTGCTAGCATTGTTCCTCCACAGTTCAGGACATCTTCTTACCTGTACTTTGATTGTTCTTCCATTCTTCTGGCATCTGGCGCTGGCCACAATGTGGGCAGGGCTTGCCCTCTTTGTATTCCGGGTAATTGTGGGTGCACGGTGTTGCTGTCGGTTCCACCGTTTCGTTCGGTGTATTGGTCATGCTGCTCCCACTTGGGTATAGATCGTCAACCACTTCTGCCAACCCAGATAATTCCTCTTTGACTCCGCTCTGACATTATCCGGATGACATAGGGTTACTAGGTTCGACATCTGGTTGTGCCAAGCTTTGTGATCTATGTGGTGCACTCTCAACATCTGTTTCGCTCCACACATCACACATCGCCGTTTATCACGGGCCAGTACTTTCGGTCTTGCTCGTCGGAACCGTGATCCATACTTCTGTGGCCGTCCACCCTTCCAACGCCAATGTCTACTACCTGTGCACCACGGTTGTCTTCGGCCTTTGTGGTGCTCTGATATCTTACGCTTACGTTCCTGTTCGATCTCTGGATCACTTGACCTACCCGGAACCGAACCTTTCAGGCCTTTGTTCCACGAAGGCTTACCACTCTTATTCAGGCGGTTGCTCTCAGCTACTCGCTCTTGCCACAACTTACTCTTCACACGAACCTTCACCATCTTGGCAGTGTGCCATTCAGTTGTGTGCCCTAACGACCAACAGAGTTTGCATCCGAGATTCTTCAAGTCCGCCTCAATTTGAGATAGTGTAAGTGATAGCCAAAGTATTGCTGGTGGTCTTGTTGATCGTGGCGAACGTAACGTGACTCAACATAGTCTGCACGTTGTAAGCCGCCGCGTTGAATATCCCGGCCTCACCCAACGTTGTGTTCGCTTGGTTAGTCGCGAACGTAACCTGTGCCTGCCAGAACGGTGGGTTCGAACCAAGTCCGCCGGTAATGAACGTAGCAATCGCCAACCGGCCCGTTCCACCCGTCGCTGTCGCCCACGTACCGTTCAACAACGTATCACCTGTCGCCGGCGCCGTGGTGCTGGTACCGACTTCGATACTCGTCATCACATCCGTCTGTGCCAGTCCTGAACCGATGATGCGGCTCAGTACATACGACCGACCGGATGTCACGACTACGTTGTTGATCTTCCGGTATTCAAGGAGCTCGTTGTTTCTCGCATCGTAGATTCCTACTTCAAAGCATCCCCGTAACCGGATCGCCTCAGCAAACTGCGCGCCATTCTTCTCGTCCTGATCCATTGTGTCGCTCCTCGCTTTGAGTTTTCACGAATCACGTTGGTGCCAGTTCCCGAGAAGTTTGTGAACCAATCCGTTACAGGGTATTGCTAATCGTTAGTGCAAATACTTGATCGCCGTTCGAATGTCACGGTTCTCCATCAACCGTCGAATCACCTGATCCTGTTCGTACTGCGTTTTCAGCTTGAGTTTATAAATGCTTTCCATCTTCGCAATTTTACCTTCATCACCAGCTCTGATGGCGAATTCGAACAACAGTGCACACAACTCCAAACTGTCATCGAACTCTCTGGACGTAGGCTGTCTTTGTCGGCATCTTGTCATTTCAAACCATCGCTCGTAAAGTCTACGGTGGAGTCCGTCCAACTTACACCAAAGTTCACAGGTTTGACTTGGTAATCTTTGCCGCACTTACTACACTTCATCGAGCCACCTGTGAATTCATGATCGCATGATAGCTCAACACTGAACCCATCTCCCATCTTGAGTTGTTCGCCAAAGCCGCTCATCTCATCAGCTCCCATTTCGTATTTCCGGTGAGTATCCTTGTGCCTTCATCACTCATCTGACTGAGGCTACTGATCGATGGAAACTCAAGTTCCTCGCCATTAGGACCGATCTTCTTCTGGTTCCTGAGTCGCATCAACCAATCCACTGTTTTCTGCGCATCAATAGAACCATCGCCGTTGACCCAGTAGGGCACCATTCCACTACCCCAATACGGTCTGATCGCTTCGATCCATTTCTTGTCGGTCTCGTTGTATTCCGGTTTGGGTGACTTGATGTTAGCCATGACTTACATCCTCCGGATTCGCGCCTTTCACTTCCAATTGGTCGCCTTCCTTCATCTCAAACTTGTGGCTCCAGTCCGAAACAAAACCTAACGTGGTCATCCGGATCGTGACTTCGTTGTTCGGCAGGATCATAAGTTGCACGTTCCCATCGTCACCACGAATCAAACCGATCTGTACTTCCGTTTTGCTCATCACTTACTCCATGGCCACGGAAATTTCTGGTGATAGTAATCGCCATCCTGTCCGGGTCCATACACCGGCGAGGTGATCCATTCCCAAACTTGTCTTAACCAGTTCATGTGTTCACATATCCTCGTCACGGATATCAGCTCTCAGTTTCGCTCGTTCTTCGAAGGTTGCCAGTCTGACGTTCAAGTGTGGGTTCTCTTGTTTCCACCGTCGCCGTTCGTCTTCACTCGCTAACAGGAACTTGCACTGGTATGTGGTTTGTGTAGGTGGAGTTTCAATCACTGTCACTTCTCTGGTGATCTCCACCGGGTTTGGCTTCGTTCTCATGCTGGTAACCCCAGCAATTCGTGTAAGTACTCCGCCCAGTCTAACTCGGTCTGTATCGGGTACCACACCAACGGTTCATGTCTTGACCAATGTCTGCAGTCTTCAATCTCCCACATCACTTCGAAGACTTTTTGTAGGTCCGGTTTCATTGCACCGACTTACCGTTGCCTTTGTGCTTTTCTTTCTGGTGTTCCGGGGGCAATACTTCACCCTCCAGTCTTTTAGGCAGTGGCATGTTGAACATATCCGCGTGAGTTTTCAAGTGTTGGGCCAGTCGAATGACTTCCTGTTCTTTCTGTGTGCCCTGATCTAACAGTCCACCGGGGTTTGTGCCCATGCTCACTAACTGGTTGACTTGGACTACGGACTCAGGATGATCCGGGTGCATGCCATTCACGATCTCCCAATCTCTCCAGAGCTTTTGGTTCAGTGTGAGTACCGCCGTCTTCATCTCGAAATACACATTCCATCGCTCTTTGTTTTTCCAGTGCGTAGGCGGTAGGTTCAGGTCGAAGGGTTGGCCACCGAATACTTCATCAATCTGCTGATCCATCCGTTCCAGTTGCATTTGTTTCTGCACTATGTACGGAGCGATTGATCTCACAGCTTCGATGTTCACTAACTTGTCTTTCAAGGACCGTGCCAGTGCTTTAATCTGGCTCGGCATCTGCGGTACCGTATAACCCTGCTGGCGTCTCAGTTTCCAGTCACACAGATAAGGCACTCTCAGCGTGATCTTCTTCGCGATTACCTGATAGGGCCCGATCATTTCGTATATCCATTCCTGTTCTTTCTTCAGCTTGGTTTTGGCCCGCGCTAAATCGCGTACACTTTTGTACTTGAGTCGTCCGTCTTTATTCAATTGACTATTGAACTCGTCCCACCATTCTGGCAGCTCCATCGCTATTCTTTGGTAGAACTCCCACGGTTGTCCGCTGTTGGTGATAGTTACGCCGGGCCGGGGCTTCGCTTCAACTACAGGCAGGCCAAGATCGCTACTTTCGATCGCATCCATTACTTCCACGGACTCTTCAATCTGTTGTTCGATTCTGTTCCCGTTGGTTTTCATGTGGTAACCGTGTTCAACATCCTTTGGAAGATCAACCCGGTCGTTTCACTGAGGCTACCGGATTCCAGCTCTCGTTGTAGTTTTTCCTGTGTCTGCGGCAACGCTTTTCTCAGCTTGCCCGGTGGCCAGCCCTTCTTCTGTTTTCTTTGGCTGTTGATATGACGGAAGTAGTCGTTACTGTAGAGTTCTTGCAGGGTTTGTCCACCCTTGACGGCTCGGGAGTGGATTTCTTCTGGGGTTAAACGACTGGAGGTGACTAATCCGCCTTTCCTGCCGTTCTCCATGCAGGCCAATATTCGCTTTGGATTCTTCGCCTCCATCTTACTTGCTGCCGCCAACCTTAATCGGATTCTTGGTCCATTTCTGATTTAGCACAGTCTGCGGGCTTGTGCTACCTTTTTGCTGTTGTCCCCATGCCTGATCAATACCACGCTGAATGTTTTTGCTGGGGCTGGTCGCCTTCTGGTTGTTCATTGACTTGACTGGCATCGTTTTCTCCTCAATAGAAAATGGGCGGTACGTTAAGATACGGACATGATCCGCTCCAACGTTACCGCCCACTCAGTTCTAACCGACTGACTGCTCTGCGTGTGTCCTCTAAGCTGTTGTTTCCTGCGGTAGGAAGTATCTCACAGGTGTACTTCCATCACAACGCTTTTCTTGAGGAAATCAACAGCTTAGCCAAACGCCTCTAACGTAGTGACGATGCCACGTAGCTCGTACTCGGTCGTGACACACTGACGTTGCTCATCGTCCCCGCCGTTACCGTTTCCGCCGTCTTTCTCACATTGCTCAATGACTTCCGAAGTACTTCGCGTCTAGGCATTTCCTGTACCATGCCCACAAACGCTGGCCCCGGTGATGCCCATTCCTGTGTTACCGCTGCTCCAGCTGCCGCTTCTATATTCGCCCAATCGGTCTCTTCCGACTGGGCTATAAAGGGCGGACAATGATCTCCACCAGATCGTGTTGATCATCATACTTCGCATCTATGGCTCTGGCGGCCTTGATCGCCACTTCCTTGTCCGACTCCGCCAGTATTTGTGTGAGTGGAACGATCACCGTGCTCTTGGGTGTCGTATCGTTGCCTGCCGGGTCTTTCGTAGGCTTGGGATGGAACAGTACCGCGTATTCATACAACTTACCTCTTGCCATTGTGCTACTCCTTCTCTATTTAAGATACAAACATGATTGCTGTGGAGGCGTTGAGCCGGTCTATCCTTTTTAGTCCAGCCCGTGTTTCAAGCTCTAACTCACTTCAGCGAACAGATACGCCTCCAACCGAACCGGATCATGTCCGGCCGGAACTCTATCCTTTATCGCTAGGTCGTTTGATGTCGGTCTCTCCCGGTCTGTATATCGCGTATGGTGCTGTTCTCGCCGTGACTCGTCTCCACAAATCTGCCATTGAGCCTCGTGGGTAGTTACCATCGATGAACAGATGGAACTCATCGCCCACTTCATTCAGGTAAGCGTTTCGTGGCATAAAGATACCCGCGAATTCTGACTTAGTCAGCTCCTCACCCGGTAACAGATAGATTCTCACTGCTAGTTCAACAAACCTGAACGTGGCCCTTGCGTTCTTCTCTCCCAGTGGTAGGCATTTATTCTTGATGATCTTGCCAATCCCACGGTCACACCCTGAACTGAAGATTTTCAGTTGTGGGTATCTCGAAATCAGGTCATCCACCAATTTATTGATCAAAGGCTCATCGTCGCGTTCACTCCTTTTGCGGGCACCAATGATGACCACATTCATTCGACTTTCTCCTATTCCACACGTAGACGCCTCGACACTGGAAAGCTCACTGGTTCTTCTTCAAGAGTCTTGGTTACCTCATCACTGTAATTGATCTTCATCTCGACTGGCTCACCGGGAACCACATCCACACCCACTTCATACGCCTGTCCATCCGGGGACCAGCCGGATATCATCATGGCCGTTCGATATTGCGTGGAACTGGTAATCATCGATGTAGCCGTCATCGCTCGGTTCTTTTGAAACCCAGCGAATCCCTTGGTCTGCTGCCATTCATCAAATCCCTGTACGATCCCGGGCCTCATCATCTTCAATTGCTCTTTCAGACGGGCATTCTCTTCCACCAGTTCCTCAACCTTCTGTCTTTCTGCCCCCCTGAAACCAGAGCGAACCTTACGATCCAATGGTGACTGAGTATCACCACACTTTTGGCACACCCACAGGGCAAGGTCGAACTGTGAGGACCAGCCTCTAAACATTCTGGCCCTCATCTCACCCCAGTTCACACCAAACTTACCTCTTCCGCTTGCCATCCTTTCTTGCCTTTCACGCATACGAATTCGACTTCCTGTCCTTCTTTCAAAGACTTGAATCCGTTTGCCTGAATCGAAGAATAGTGGACAAAAACGTCGGTACCATCCTGACGTTGAATGAACCCGTAACCCTTCGAGTCGTTGAACCACTTGCACACACCCTTTTCTCTTGTTGCCGTGCCATTTCCCTCGCTCACCGCTTTTCTCCTGTCGATTGAAATTGATCACCGTTACTTACCATCCCCATTAAGCTTTGGTCTTCAAACTCTCCAGTAGATCGTCCACCTGTGCCGATGTACCGGGGTCTTCTTCGACCTTGACCGAACCCATCGCCCGATCAAACTTAGCACTGGCCACGTCATTCCGTTGTCTCATCTTACTTTCGATGTCATCCACCGATATATCCGCGCCACCACTCACCAACGCACCAGCCGACTCCAAGGCCTGTGCACTTGATTCCTTGATCTTGGTATCCCGATCCAGTCTTTCCAGTTCCCGGACTCTGGCCACCATGTCTGAGTGTTTGGCTTCCAGATTCACCAACGCGGCATCCGTCTGTTGTGAGGCTGTCTTCTGTTCCTCAAGATGTTGTGTAGTGGCATCCAGATTACGTTGCATGGTGAGTATGGCTGCCGCCTTCGTTCTCGCCACATCCTGTTTGGTCGAGTCTTTCAACAGGGCTGTGACGTTAATCTTCGCAGTCTCAATCTGGTGAGTAAGATCGTCTTTCTCACGGGTCAAGGTTCGAACCTGTCCATCCTGTACCGCGGCCTCAGTCCTCATCTTAGCCAAGGCATCTTCCAGATCACGCGTGTACTGACGAATCGCTGAGGGCGAGTTCATATCAATCGCTTTATCCAACAGATCATGAACGTTACCCAGTGTAACCACACGCAGTTTTTGCAAGAACGTTGACATACCTTCTCCTATTTTCGATCAGATTTAGAAACTGTCCGAACCACCACCGCCACTATCACCGCCACTGCCAAAGTCACTACTGCCACCCCCTCCAGAATCCGAGCTGCTCCAGTCACTAGAACCACCTCCCCCTGAGTCCGAGCTTCCATAGTCACTAGAACCACCGTAGGACCGTGTGGGTTCTGGTTCGGGTTCTGGCTCACGAATACGTTCCGGCGTCTCTCTAGACCCCCCAAAATCGTTCCCAATGACGATTGGCGTGACGTGTACGGAGTTATCCACGGTCGAAGTACTCACCGACCGTCCCGGTTCTGGTTCTTTGAAGCTTTCATCCTTGTGAGTCTTTTTCTTAGTTGAGGGCCGTGGGCTGGAATCCATCTTCACATTCACGCCATCTTTCCATCCAGCTTTCCCCAACGCTCTCAACTGTGCCGCGATACTGTTGTACACATCTCTCATGGACTCGTACTGCGCCAGTGTCAATTCCTGACTCGGATCACCACGATAGCTCCCTGCAAAATCAACAAATTGCTGATTGATATCCTCAAAGATTCGCTGATCATTCACGGTCATGACCACCTGTTTCTTCTGAGTAATCAAGTTAGTGGCGGTGTTCCTCGCAGCCGTAGCGTCCGCTTGGGCTTTTGTAACAGCGTCCTTCTTTCTCTGTCGTGCTCTCAATTCAATCACCACCACAACAATCACAAAGACGCCAAACCCAAGCGCCAACAACCAACCCATGACTCGCCACAGTCCCGACAGGTCTGTAGGTTTCGCTGCCTCATTCACAACTGTAGCCGGATGAGTAGCTTCATCCTTGGAGGCTAGTAACCTCGCGGTTAGTTGCTTCTCTGAGGCAATCATCCCACCCGCGAAATCACCTGTCTTGAAATACGGCGCCATGTAGTCTTGTTTGATCCGGTTCCAACTCCCATCCAATGCATGATGCCACGCCGCCCCATAGAACATACCCATCTTACGCTCTTTGGGGGCTACCATCAGAACGATCAACGTGCTTTTTCTGGTACCATTCGGACCTTGCCATGATGGACAACCTAACTCCATGTTATGTTCGCTTACATCCAAGTTCTGACTGGATGTACTTATCACACGAAGGTCCGCGCCCTGATCCACCAATGCCTGTCCCGCCAGTGTCACATCAGTTGTCTTTCCAGTGAATACGTTCGCGTCATCTGACACCATCGAGTTACAATCAATGGCCACCGACAACGCCGATAGACATAGAACCACGAACACGATCCACACCAATCTCCTCATGACACCACCTCACCTTTAGCGATTCTATCTTCCGTCAATCGAGTCCACTGCTGCTCTTTAGTTTCAACGTTCAGATGCATATTCTTTACCATCTTGATATACAAATTCGCAGCCATAGCAGCTATCGCTGGATCAGGATGATAGTACCCAACAATCTCCAAAGCATGCATTGCATGGGAATACCAATGCTGCGGTAGATGCCCAAACTCTGAGGGCTTAAACTTTTCGGGAGCAGAGCTCATAAAAAATGCTCCCTCTTCCGCATCCACTTCACGAGGATCAGCTGGATTCATAAAGCAATACCGAATGAACGATGTTAACCTTCTACCCGGTGAGTAAGCTACTCCAGTGCGTGTCCATGTCTTAGGCTCAAAATCACATCCTCTTACCGCCGTAAGCAAAGTGCCTTGGAACCTAAGTGGCAGCTCTTCCGCCCAATCCTGTAACACGCTACCCATAAATCAATCCTCCAACACTGAACTTATACCATTCCGCTTTTGAACTGTCACCACCCTCTCACCCTCTAACTCTTGTAGCAGATGAACATTATGACTCGTCACGAAGATACTTTCAAACTTTTCTTTCAACCTCTTCATCGATGTGGCAAACTGTCTGACTGTGCTCGGGTCTAACCCATTCCCCGGCTCATCAAGGATGAGTACGTTACACCGTGGGGCGATCTCTCTCAGGGCGAACGAGGCAATCAACCCAGCCAAGGCTCTCTCCCCATCGGACTGAGAATCGATGTCCTCACCACCCGTAGCGTTCAAGATCACAGGCACGAACTCACCATTCTCAATCTCGAATCTCACCTGTAAGGCTCTATCCCCGAATAACTCCGCGTAGTAGTCCGCTGCCACATTCAACTGAGGACACAACAGAGCGTTCAAGAATGCTGGTATACCATCCCGCCCCATCGACCGTTCACAATACTCAAAGAACAATCGATCCTTCTTTATCGCTTTGTACTCACTGTCCAACCTGTCCTTCTTGGCCATTGCCATACGCAATTCGAACTTGGTATCCTTGTAGGCCTGTGACTGAGTGTGCGCTCGTGTGACTAACTCACCATAGTTCTTTTCCATCTCAGTGTAAGCCAGTTTTGCATTTCGTATGTACCGCTCAGCTGTCACCAGTTCAATTTGAATCTGATCGTGGGCACCTTCTAATTCCTGACACCGGACATTCAGATCACGCTTGGTCGCCGTAAGAGCCCTGAACTTCAACTTCAATCCATCGATCATCGCTCTAACGCCATTCAACATGTTCTTCAGTTTCTCCGGGTCCACCTGTTGACGGCAGAATGGGCACTCACTCAAACTCAAAGCGGCGGTCAATTGTTTCGCTTCCTCTTTCCGTTTCACAAAATCATGGTGAGTGACAACCAACTGGGTTTCACCATCAGCTCGTGCTGCTCTCTCAGCATCCAATAAGCCCAGATATCTCGCTTCTTTAATGCCCAACCGTTCCACCTCAGGCTGCCATTCTTCCTTTACTTTGAGGTAGGCTTTCTTTTTCTTTTCCACATCCTCCCGACCGATCCGAATCAGTTCCTTGGTCTCTTCCATCAGGACAGAGAGTTGTTTGTTGAGGTTCCTGATACGTTCTTCAATTACCGCAATTTTTCTCTCACACTCTCTCGCTCGATCCTCATCTTTCGCTTTGTCCTTACGGATGAGGGCTAACGCTTTCTCGAATCGTTCCAAGTTCTGAAACTTTGAGAGTACCTGTGTCCGTTCCTTCTTCGTACCAGCCAGAAACGCTCTCGCCACTTCCTGATCGATGTACACCGCATTCGCCAGTGTATGCCACGTAAACCCAGTCACCAATTCAATCTCAGCCTGTGTCGCCGTCTTATCGTTGGGATTCAGTCCAGTACTCACATCCTTACCATCGATCCACAACTGTAGCCGTGTAGGCTTTCTCTGTCTTAGGATTCTGATCCTTCGTCCTTTGGCGTCGGCAAGTTCCAGATCAACGGACGCTTTTCCTTCAGCATGGCGCCGTGCCCAGCCATCGTGTTTCTGACCCTTGAAGGTGTTTCCGAAGAGGGCGACTGGTATTGTCTGCAGAACGGACGTTTTCCCCGCGCCGTTCGATTTCCCTTTCCGATCTTTGTTCTGTCCTTGGACAAGTGTGATCCCCTTCTGATTCCACTTCACATCCACATTCTTAAAGCTCAGAAAGTTCTTGGCTGTCGCTTTGATAAACCGTACACCCTTACCAGTTCGAAGGCCTCCGCCCACTTCTTCCAACCGTTCGGTTAGGTACTCAACCACCACTCTCCGATTCAGGTTTTCGGGACACGTCTGTCGGACGTACTCTCTGATCTTTTCCCCATCCGGGGTACTAACTCCAAATCCACCATTTTCTCCCAGTATTCTATCTCGCTCGAAAGTTGCCGTGACATAGATTTCAGCTCCTTCATACCGAGTCTCAGCGTCTGCCCGTGCGGCCTCAGTTCGTTCGAGAAAGTCGGTTCCACTCTTGCAGCTGACATGGATTCTGACCGAGCATCCTTCCCATCCTCGCTCAGGCTTTCCGAACCCGGGCCACGTTGGATCGAACCATCCCGGTATGGCACTAGGGATAAACCTTCCTTCTTCAGCCTCGCTGCTAACCAGTGTAAATCCCTTTCGCTGATTGGCTTCTCCCCAATCCTGACAGAAGGGGCTGCCGATGTATGAGATATTCTCCGCCACCTTCTGACGCAGATGTATGTGGCCGCCATAACACTGAAGATACCTATCGGGATGTAGTGCTTCTGGTTCAATGCCTTTCTCCGATCTCATTCCCAGTTTGTTGTACTTACACCCCAGCAAGTCCTCATGAAAGATGAGAATGGTCTTCTGAGGATCACTTCGTTTCGCTAACCAATCAGCTCGTTTCCTCAGCTCTATCTTATCCGTACAATAGGGCAACACCGCCAACGCCCCATCATACAGCAATTCAGGGCGATCCACACACGTCGCTCCAGCCTTTCTCAATATTGGAAACCAGTTCTCATCGTCCGCGTATTGCCCAATCCTATCATGATTCCCGAGAACGTCAATCACATCGTACCCACGATTGGTGGCCTTCCTCGTCGCGTCCATCCAGAACCGTGTCACCCTCACATCCACGGGGTTGTAGACCCTCTTTAGGTCTCCAGCGTTCACAATCCCTTGGACTCTGTACTCATCAGCGATGGCCATCACCTGTTCCCATGCTTTGACACACGTATCCAGATTCGACCAATCACATTGCCAATCGCTAGTAAGTAGGAATCTCATCCCAGTAGTTTCCCACACAACACACAACAGCCTTCGAACATCCCCCCATCATCAATGTGTGGGCTACACGCAGCTTGCGCTATCTCCAATTCCTCCTCAATCTCTCTTTTCATGTCATTGTACTGCCGAACAGTCAAATCCAGTTGGCCATTATCCAACTCTTCTCTCCGTTCCCAGTATCGCTTATATGGAGTCATTGGTGCTTTAATGTTAACCATCGGGATAAATTCGTATCGGAAGTTTAGCTTTCAACGCTCGTGTGATCATGTCCTGTGTTCCTACTCCAAGCTTCCAATCCTCATGGAAGGCCAGAACCAGTGTAGGCTTCGCTTTGTCCAACATCTCCTGATTTCTTTTCGGTCCCGCCGCCTTACCATACTTCATCCAATCAGCAGGGAACTCAACCCACGGCAATCGTAACTCTTTTGCCGCTTCTCTTGCACAAGTGTCAGCCCCCGGAGCCCCACCCTCAATCACCAATTTGACTCTGGGAGCCATTGCCTTCAACACTCGATAGACCTTGTCGTAGTCCTTCCACTTACGGCTTCCACACACCAACACTCTCATCGTATTGGTCCATCCCCGCCTATCGCGGCAAGACAGGCGTCGAACATCGGTTGGTGCTCATCACAACACTGCCGTGGCATTGGCACTTCTCCACGCATATCGCATTCACATTCAAACTGTACTTGGCACTCATACACACAACATTTGTGCCAGTGCTTAACTGGTGCTTTGATGTTAGCCATTACCGAGTGTAGCTCCTAAACTTGGAGCACAGTTCATACACCACCGCCGTCATCAACGCCACCTGTGTTTCCGAACCTACAAACTGTAACGATGTCAGAGTCTTAATGCCGTCCGCGAGTACCTGATTTCTTTCCCCATAGTCCGGATCATTCAACAGTATCTGCCTCAGATACACCGCCAGTTGAGACCGTATCTGGTTCACATCGTTTGCATTCACCGTCTTCAACCACTTCGCCGCATCCTTCCATTTCCCCTTGATGATCGCTCTATTGAGAGCACGTATGTCCAGTGTCGCATTCACTTCCAACCGTACCGCTTCTTCAGCCGTACACTGTGGGTCAGTCACATACTTCTCGACCGCGTTCAAGACCAACCCTGAACTATCCACACCAGCCTCGAGCAGTGCTTCCGTCAGATCGTCCACACTCTTCTCTGATCCCACCGCCTTCATTGCCTTCTCTACCAACTTCCTCACATCATCCAGTTGTAGATTGGGCAACTCATAGACGATACATCGCCGTCTCAGTGTGGGTAAGATCGCGTCCGTGTTCGTGGTACAACACAACCACATCGTAGACTCAGGGCAATCCTCTAATGGCTTCAACAGTGAGTTCTGGGCCGCCTCTGAGGCTTTGTGCAACTCATCCAGAATGAAAACCTTCTTCTTGCTACCGGGCATCGGTCCATAGTCCGACCGTTCAATCAGTGGGCGGTACGTATCCACCCCTGTATTCTTAGCTGCATTGATCTCTGTAATGTCCAATCGTTTTCTTCTCTGCCAACACTCATCACAGGGATTACCGAACTTGTCTTGATGGGGGCACTGTACCGTCAAGGCCATGATCCTCGCTATCGTAGTCTTTCCCGATCCCGTTGCCCCCACAAACAACCACGCCTTTGGCATTCGTCCATTCCCAACATGGCCACGAATCTTCCGTATCAGGTCTGTGACGCCAACCATCTGACTGAACCGTTTTGGCCTGTACGACAGAGCTAGGACTTCCGTCACAGATACTTCCCCAGTAACCTGACCATGTCCCCCACCGTCTCTATGTTGCCCAAGTCTTTCTCATCGATGATCTTGCCCGTTTTGTCTTCAATGATGTTCAGGATTTCCACTAGGTCCAGTGAGTCCGCACCCAAATCATCAAAGGTACTGTCATCGTCAAAGGCAGAGTCACATAGTTGTTCGATGATCGCCTCCCTCACCACACTTTCCGCCGTCATACTCACCTCACAGGTCTTGTGCCGCCAAGGTGACAATGTCCTGATAGAACTGCTCGGAAATCATCTTGAAACTCTCCAACAGTTTCTTCGATGCCTTCGCTTGTTCTCCTCTCCCCTCGACGGGCTGGGATTCATACCACAATCGGAAATCAGCTCTCGCCTGAGCAATCGCCGTCTGTTTCTTCGTCTGATCCCCATCCTGTAACGCGGACAAGATCATTTCCGTAACCCACGCCATCAACGCGGGCAACCCCATATCCTGTACCAAGACCACAGGCTGTTGCTTCTTCACTTTTTCTTCTTTGGGTGCTTCGACTTTTTCTGGCATTGTGTGTCCTCCACGATCTCTTTCCGGTAGTGGGTTACTTGCAGTAATTGATAGACCGCAACTTTTCTGCCCTTGCTGTCCATATCAATCGCATCAACGTGTTGTTCCGCATTGAACCAATCTCCCTCATTCGATACGAACAAGGTCTTGGGGAATTCCATACTCACCTCAAAATGTTGGGGCCGATCTTCTGGCCCCATCCCATGTTAGCACAACCGTGTGTGATTCGCTGTCCGCCTGAGATAGTCTTCATCCGTGTGTAACGCCAAGAACTGTGCCAGTACGTTATCCGAGTAAGGCACTCCCTGTACGTTCACACACAGGCTGGCTACCTCTTTCCCAGTCTTATCCAGTTCACGAACATTCCCATGACTCCCTTTCCGCAATCTGTATCTGCGGTCATTCACCTGAGTCTCGAAATGCCCATGTTCCTTGTAAGACTTCTTCTGTTCATCCGTGAGGTACAGCATCAACAGGGCTTCCGCCTTCTCTTCAGCAATACGTTTCTTTTCTTCATTCTCTCTTATTTGCTGTTGATAGGCATCCTGTCTCGCTCTCTGTGCCTGCACATCAGCCGGGGTTACAGGGTGAGCAACCGCCTGACCCTGAATTGAGTTCACATACATCTGGTTCCACTCAACCCACTGCCCCATCTCGTACTTGACGGTCACGGTTTGGGAACCAGATGCCGCATAACCCTGATTCCAATATCCCCAGTAGTCCCCAGTCGCGGGCGTGCAGTAGGTCACAACACCTCCAGTCTGATCACCACACCACTGTGCCCAAATAACGTTCCCACACTGATAGTCGGCCATTATCCGCCTACCATTCTGGGCGCCAGAATTATTCTTTCCGCGTCCGGATCGAACCTGTTGATCACTTCTCCTTTCTTACCTTCTTTCCCTTCCGCTTTGTAAGCGATGTAGTGTTTCCCTTTCAGGTCATCGAACATCTTCCTCGCCGCCTGAACTTCGTCTTCGTTGTTCCGGTCCCACATCAGTTTCGTGTCCCCGGTGCTATCCAACACATGCAACGTACCCTTACCCACCGTTGCTTCCTGATTCCCGATTACCGTTGTATCCATTGTCGCCATTGTTTACTCCTCTTTTCGTTTGATCTCTTCCACAGGCACGAACTCCCACGGAGTAGAGTCGTAAAACATCCTGATACCACACTCGTTGCCTTCCACCGATCCACCACCACACTTGTTCTTCTTGTTCACAATGATCGCTTCCAATCCGATGTTCTTGCCCAGTTTGTGTATGTTCTTCACCCGCTTCATCCAGTTAATCGAGCTAGGATAGAACAACACGCCATTCCCACCGGGCACATAGTCCGGGTTCTGAAACACCTTGGTAGGGTTTGTCCTCAACTGACTCACCAGAATGATCAGTGCGTTCGTATTCATCGCCAGTGATATCAAGTCCTTGGTCAACTGGTTCAGGAACCTAGCTAGTGCCAGACTGGTTCTCATGTTCTGATCCACCAGCCCCGCCATCAACTCCTCTTCCGGTTGGATTGCCGTGGTAGAGTCAATCGCCAAAGCAATCCGTCCTCTGGGATTCATCTTCCGTTGCAGGACTAACCACTGCTTCACCAGTTCGAACAGTTCTTCCGCCGTCTGTAGTCGCTGCTTAGTGACCAGTTCCTTTTCATCCGCATCTTGTTTCTCTTGTTTCTTGGGCTTCTTGTTCGCCTTCGCTTTCTGTCTTCCAGTGAGTTTCTCGAACGCACCGAACTGTGGATAGAACAACGCCACCTTCTCATATCCCAGCCAGTTCCCGTACTCATCCACCCGAGTCTCACCACAATCCAATCCCTGTGAGAGAGCGAACACAGGATCGAAACTGTTCTCCAAGTCCACCCAACCCACCTCAGCGCCATCCTGTTGGGCCTTCCCTACGAGTTTCAATGCCAACAGACTCTTGCCACTGGATTGTTTCCCCGCCAGTGTCACGAGTTTCCCGTAGGGAAGACCCAAATCTCTAGCACCAACAACCGCGTTGAATCTCTTCGATCCAGACTTCAGCCAATACCGCGCCGGGCGACTGAATGTCACATACCCCATCTGCTTCTTGAGGTATTCAACCTGATCCACCGCCGTTCTTGGTCCTTTGATGGATGCCACAGTTTACTCCTCGTCTTCTTCCACCGTTATACGTCGCTTTTTCTTCGGCGGCGCTGGCTCGTCTTCATCCTCTTCCTCAACCCGTGGCTTTTTCTTCTTGGGAGGTGGCGCCTCGTCTTCATCCTCTTCCTCAGGCTCAGCGACATCCTCGTCGTCTTCGTCTACCGGAGGCTTTTTCTTCTTCGGAGGCGGTGTCTCATCCTCGTCATCGTCCTCAGTCCGATAGGTTTTCTTCCGCGGTGGCTCATTGTCTTCCTCGTCCTCGTCTACCGCTGGCTTCTTCTTCTTTTTGGGGGCAGGCTCCTCTTCTTCGTCCTCTTCATCCACGTCCACTGGCCGCTTCTTCTTCGGTCTGGGGGCTTCATCATCGTCATCCTCGACCGGAGGCTTTTTCTTCTTCACCACGGGTTGATCGTCCTCGTCCTCCTCCGCATCACGACCTTTCTTCTTCTTGGGCTGATCATCGTCATCATCCTCTGGGTATTCAAGGCCGGGATCATCATCCTCGTCTTCATCCACAGGAACCTTTTTCTTTTTAGGCCTCTGCTCTTCTTCATCATCGTCTTCCTCTTCCGCCCGAATCTTCTTCTTCGGTTTCGGTTCATCTTCCTCGTCTTCATCCACACGGCGCTTCTTCTGCACAGGCTCCTCATCTTTCTGGCCGTAGTAGGCCTTCTTCAACTCTTCCTCATCGTACTTGAGCTGGATTTCCTCGAAGGGCTTCAACTTCTCAATGATCGCTCGTGGCACTCGACTGGGATTTTTGTCCCTCTCCCCCAGTTCGTAGCTCGTATCTGTCATTCCAGTGCCGATCCGGGTCACCGTGTAGTTGTATCCACTCTTGTGATTCAGGTACTCCGCACTGTTCTTGGAGATGATGATGCTCTGAATCTTCCACGACAAGGACTTGCTTGTCTTCCCCGATGACATAGGCCAGAACAACGGCCCCCGGAACTCTCCCGTATCTGGGTCAACTATCGCGATGTTCACCGCGTAGGTCTTCCGTCTCATCAGGTCTTTGACTCGTTCTTCCTTGCCCATCTCCAGTAACTTCGGAATCCTCACATCACACAGCCAACAACGCCCCTTCTCTGTGGCCGCGTTCTTGCCACAAGCTCGGGTGTAGTTCTTAGGCCCAATACCGCCATGCAGGTAGTATTCCACATACAAGGCTGGAGACTTCACTCCCGCTGGAGTTTTCAGGATTCGGAATGTCGTTTCTCCCTCAGGCAATTTGAAGAGACCACCCGACACCCGATCCTTACGGTCCAATACCGCCTGTTTCCGTCTTTGTTCAAACTCATCCCGATCATCTGCATCGGGTGCTACGATATTCGCCATCATTCCTCCCTAATCTTCATCATCCTGTTCCACACGTTTCCTTACTTTCTCAGCTTCCCGTCTTACAGAGTTCATCTGTTTCACCGCGGCTTCTTCTTTAACCGCTCTCAGATTCGACGCAATCTCACCTGTCCGAATCTTGGTAATGTTGTTCAAGACTTGAAGCCGCTGGTTATAGGCCTCCAACAATTGCTTAGCCCATTCATCCATGACTTTCGCCATGTATGCTCGTTTCTTCAACTTGATGACTTCCTCTTCCTGTGCCAACCGTTCTGCCAGTGCTTTCTCGGTGAGTTTGACCGAAGACTTCTCCCGCAGTCTCTGAGCGATTTCCGCCTCACCTACTTCCAGTCGTAACTCAGCCCGTGCTTTCTCCAGTACCGCCTTCGTCCGGTACCGTCCTGCTTCCAGACTGAGTTTCGGCTGTTCCAAGTTCGCCATCTCAAAGCCATCCAGATCGAAGGACAGCTTTGAGACCAGCGATTTCAAACTCACCGGGGCTTCTAACCACCGGAGTACTTCACTGGGATCGTTCACGAACTTGGCTCCTCATCACCGATATCCAGCATCTTTACACCCTTGATCAACGTATCTTGTTGCCCCTTACCCAATGCCGCAATCACAATCTCTTCTGCCGCAAACTCCGCGAACTTGAATGGTTGTAGTCGTACACCGGGTACATTCTTCGCCTCGAACTGAATATCTCCCTCCATTGTGTGAACGGTCAGGTTCAACGTCGCCTTACCCGCCACACATTCCGGAGGCAGTGGAATCTTACAGTTCAACATACCCAGTTCAATCGTAGCCCGACCGGGGACGTTGGTTTTCAGTTCAACACCAATGACATAGTTCAAGGGCACTTCCATCGATACCTTCATCGTTTTCTCCAGTTGGTGACCTACGGCTGTGGGATACTCAGCAACAATCCACTGTTGCCACCTGTTGAGACTTTCGGTACTTCCCCATTCCATCGCCAAATCTGATCGTGCTGATTCGTAAGTGCGTACCACCGAATCAGTTTGTCATCGATGGACGAAGACTTGATCCTATTGGCTTCCGCCTCACCCTTCGCTCTTGCTATCTGAGCGTTGGCCTGACCTTCTGCCTCAGCCACAGCTTTCTTCGCGTCAGCTTCCGCCTGTGCCACTTCATTCTGTTTCTGGATGGCTAGTTGGGTTGCCTGTACCTTAGCATTGATTGACTGGATCACCTCGTTAGGCGGTCTGGGCGATCCAATGATCCCGAACTGTTCGATGTGGACACCGTATTGATTGAGTTTGCCTTCAAGGCAATTCTCGCTCTCCTTCAACCACGGCCCGTTGTCACCCATGATCTTGTCAATGGTGTAGTGCCCCGCCGTATCATTGATACACGTCCTCGCCACTGAGTGCAGAAAGTTATCGTTGAACATCTTCAGATCATCGCTTCTGAACTTGATGTAGAACGCAGGCACTTTGTCTGGCATCAGAGTATAGGACAGGTTGAAGTCGCCATTCACCTTCATCGAATCCTGTGTGTTGAATGTGATTTCTTCGTTGACCGGGTTACCCTCACTGGTGGAGGCTGTCCATGTCACCGACTGCATGTAGGTTGGATACTCAATAATCGATGTGGAATAGGGGTTGTACCAGACACGGCCAGTCTTCAGGACGATATCCTGCACACCACGTTGAGTCCCACTCTGATCAACTTCAATTCCTACCATTCCCGGGCCGATCCGAGTTGTGCAACCGATCATCCACGGGGCCAGCAGGACCATCACCAACGTTGACGCCAACTTCGTTGACATTTTGCTTCTTCTCCTTGAAGAGTTTACGCACAATCAATGGGGTAACTACCACGAACCAGATCGACAACGCCAATATGCCAGCGATGTAGGTCAAGTCACTCGACGCATTCATTCCACGAAAACAGATACTCAACAGGTATCCCGTCGCCACCACCCAAGCCAATCCCGCCAACAGTTTTGTCCTCATCATCCTCTCCTGCCCAGCAAATCCACATCCGGCGCCATAATCGTTCCCGCTCGTGGGGAAATCGCCATCCCCAATCGCTTCTTGACTTCCTCAAGGTCTTCATCCACCCACAACGCCACGACACAATCAGTTTGGATTTTTGTTCTGGTGTCATCCTCCGCCTTCCGGATGTACAGAATGTGCTCTGTGTTAATTACGATCTTCTCTTTCTCATCGCTTAGTTCCACAAACATAACCGCCTCCAAGGAAGGGGACAACATATACACCCATCGTCTGCCCCTGTCAAGATGCCCTCAATTTCTTGAACTGGCTTCGTAATTCCTTCTCGACTTTCTGGGTTTTCTCACACCACGCGTTCAAAAACTCCCACGTAGTTTTCGGCCCTTTCTTCATTCCCAACTGCTTCACCTGCACACCGAAACGAAATCCCGCCTTAGGCTCCGCCTTCAATGGTACTTTCCAATCGATATCGAACTCTTCCCGCGCCACTCTGACAGGTTCTTTCTCCAGCAGTGGTACTCCCAGTTCAATCGCTTCCCACATGTCTCTAAGTTTCACGAAGAAGTAGATCGCATCATGAACTTCCATCTTGGGACGCTGCAGCAGTTTGTACTTTTCTTTCTGTCTCTCCAACTGTGCCAATGCCGCAAGTAGTAACTGGTGAGCCGTTCCTTGTATCGGAGTGTTCGCCGCCTGATTCGCCCAGTAAGCCCCTGTCCACTTATCGCCCAATGTCTCTTGTTCCGTGACATTGATAGGCCGCCGGAACCCGAACATAGTCTCCACGAATCCATCCTTAGCTGCCTGTACCCGATCCGCCGCAATCATGTTAGTGACTTTCCTGTACCGGGTGAAGTACGCCTTCAATAAGTCCTTCACCCATTGCAGTGTCGGTAGCTTCGTGATACCACGCTTCTTGTACTCAGCACAGATATTCGCATGAAGGGCGATCGCCTGTAGACCGTAGATGATCCCGAAGTGCATACCTTTCACGGCCACACGTTCCGCACATTCTTCTCTCAGTATGTCCTTCGATATCCCGGTCAACTGGTAACCCACTTCCGCGTGGATATCTTCGTCCCGTTCGAACGTCGCGATCAGCTCCTCATCCCCTGACCGTTGGGCTACCACACGTATTTCGAATTGGGCCTCATCGAACCCCACCATCACATCCACATCCTCCCAGCGGGTCCAATTCTTCTCCGTATAGGGGCCTTTCAGTAACCACCGTTCGTAGATGTCCTTCCACTCGTCTGAGGACATCACCATATTCTGTAGGTCCACCTGACTGATGATGTTCTGGAGGTTCACTAACCCCTTGGTTGTCTCCTCTTCGACCTTCCCCTTCCCCGAACTCAACCGTCCTGTCCGTGTCCCCGTCAACCACCACTTCGTGGCCAGTCTTCCATCATGCATGTCCGCACTACGTTTGAACCCAGCCAGATAGGTCGATCCAATCTTCGCGTCCTTCCTGTAGTCCAAGACCAACCTCACCGCCGGATGATCGTCCAACATCAACTCCAACGTTTCAGCTCTGGTATTCATCTCCGCGTTAGGCGGTGGCTCCAGTTCCAATTTCTCGTACAGTAACCACTTCACCTGATCCGGGCTACCGGGATTGAAGTCTTTCTTCCCTGCTATCGCTCTCAACTCCTTCATCCATCGTTCCACACGAATCGGATACAGCTTCGACAACCGATTGCACTGTTCATAGTCGAACAGGGGGCCACTCTTCTCCATCTTCGCCAACACGATTGAGACATCCCGGTAGATCGCCATCAACGGTTGATTCGATCTCTTCCTCGTACTGATCTCAACTCGTTTGGTCAGGTCTGTATCCGCGCCGTTGTACAACACCAGCTTCTTCCACGGTACCTGTGCCATGTTCAGGGCGCCAGATTTCCGCGCCATCTCGTATTTCTTGACCAACGGTACCTTGGAGTTCTCGGGGAATTTCTTCAGGAAGGTTTCCGTGAACGCTTCCGGTACTACGATCTCCTTGTAAGGGCCGAACTCCGGATACCGTCTATTCGCAATCGCCTGTAGCCCGAAGGCTTTGGCATCAGGATCGAAGAAGTACTCACCAAACTCCGTATCGTAGTCGTAGCCCTTAACCCTAATCCCCGCCGTCCGTCTGATCTTATCCACATCATAGCTGCCATGATGGAAGATTTTCCTGATCTTGGGGTTCTCCAAAATCTTCGTCACGATCTCCCAGTTCGTCTCCCAGTCTTCATCATCCATCGAACCCGCTATCCTGTGATCCAACGCGAACACGAACACCCGACCGGGTGAAGCACAGACACCACAACACAGGAAGGCATTTCTTCCTTCCTTGATCACGCCATCTTCAATATCAATCGCTACACGTCTGGTTTTCGCCAGCTCACAGATTTCATCGTACGCTGATCTAGCCACACCACGTTTCAGGACTGAAATGTACTCCATCTCTTCCAGATACGCGTACTGCTTCTTCGACTTCAGCAACGTAGTCACCGCGTAAGTGAGGATGTCCCGGAACTCTTTCAGTTGTCGGCTAACCGGGAGCCCACCATAGGGCGTGTAACCCATGCGGACGAAGTAGGAAGGATGGTACAGACACACCGCATGAGCACCAAGTTTCTCCGACCACAGGATTTTCTTGGCCTTGGTGTATTCACCACCCAACACTGCTTTCTGGGCCGTCTCACCAAACAACAGGTGCAGTTTAGCCTTCGACTCCTCAATCGCTTTCTTGGTGTAGATCGAACAACAACGGATTTCTTCCTTGGTAGGATCACGCATACTCAGAGGAGGCTTGTAGTTCTCGTTGTAGGTAGCCGGGAAGCATCTCACCACGTTCTGTATGTCACACTGCTTCCGGCTCACCCCCACACTCGCTAACTCCGACCACAGATACTTCCCGGACTTACCAACGAATTCCAGCTCTCTCTCGTTCTCTTCCGGCCCCGGTGCCATGCCCCAGATGAAGATGTCTTTCCCCGTCACCTCACCGAATATCTTGTTCACGCCGGGGACTTCATTCAGAGGGCAGAACTGACAACCCACCGCCTTATCCTTCGACACTGGGCGCACCTTTCTCCCAGCCGGAAAGATAGACTCCAAGACGCCATTGAACGCCATTGGGCCATACCTCTAAATTAGTTTGGTACCACGTTACAGACTATTCGGTCTTACTGGGTTCTGGCTTGCGGAAAACTTGCAGGTACTCATGGGTTTTGATGGACCTTCGTTGGAGTGCCGCTGCACTGGTACCCACAAAGGCAAAGGGTGTGAGGTTTTCAACAATGAGGATATCGTAGGGAATCAAACCCGCTTCCTGAAAGACTCGACTCGAATCCTCGTGGAACAGGCGAAACTTCTTCTTCTCCCGAAAGTCTGCACAGTTCCAGACGAGAAAGGCTCCGGGTTTCATCACACGGTACATATGCCGGCCACACTGTGCGATCTTCTTCATGAACGCTTCGTAGTTATCCAGTGTTGACAGTTGGCTCGGTGCGTCTTCATGACCTTCCTGCTTGAAGTATGGAGGTGAAGTGAACACTAAATCCGCGCAATTATCTTCAGTAAATAGTAAACGACAACCGTCAGCGCAATATACTTTGCCGCCGAGTGCACCCACCTTTCGACTCGTTCTTCCGAACGTCGTTGGTGCGATCTCATATCCTTCATAGGTTCTCCCCAACATCCTTGTGATCACACCCCTCGTCGCCCTACCCGCGAACGGATCAACGATGTGGTGGCCGGGTATACTCCAGAACTTCACGATCATGGTACAGAGATGGGGATTGAACTCGCTGATCTTGACTTCCCCGAATCTCTTGGTCGCTTTCTTCCTTACCTTCCTGCCTTCGTCCAGATCATCCCGGACTTCCCCCGGATCATCCACAAACTTCCTCAACGCGTTGCCACTGTCAGGACGAAACACGGACTTCAGGTTCCATCCAAACTGCTGTACCGCCTGTTGGTCGGTCTTAATCGGCAGTACCGCCTTCGGATATCGCCCCTTGTAGTAATTCGTGTCTTTGCCTTCCAGTACTCCGCGCCAAAAGGCCATTGTCTAGGACGCTTTCCCCAATTCCGGGCCAGTGTAGGACTGTTCCACGAAGGGAATCCACATACCACAGTTCTGGCAGAATCGTTCCTTCGCAATCTTCTCAGTGTGCTCCACACGTTCATGACAAATCTGACACGTCGCCACGTAGATCGTCCGTGTCACCAAGACTTTCTTTTCATACGCCATACCACTACTCCTTTATCCAGCATCAAACGTTCGGATGAATCTACCGCAGTTCTTACAATGAATGTCACCCTCATGCCACATCATCGAATAATTCCGCATCTCAAACTCGGTCGAACCACAATCCGGACAACTGGTATTCGCCACAGTTATCATGGAATCCGGCATCTCACGCCCTTCATCATCTGTGTTCATACAGGATCGAACTCCGGATGTTTTCGTTCCGAACATCTTTTGCAGAACAACGGGTGTTCCATTCCCGCCACTACCATGCCGCCACAATCCGGACAATGGTACATCCCAATCGGTTGCCCCAGCAATTTCTTCGGGTCTTCCCCACAATTGTGCGGGTACAGTTCTTCCGTCCACTCGTAACATCTCCCGCACATCAAACGGCTTGTCTTATCCCCACATCCCAAAACAGGTCACCCTTCTTCAGAAACGGTATGCACTTTGCTTCATAGATTGGGTCCAACTGGAGTTTCCCCAGATTCCGAACCGGAGCGAATTTATCATACGGGATACCCGCATGTACAAACTCTGTTTTCCTCCAGTCCGGTGGCGCATATTTGTCCAGTCTCCTCGCCAGTACCGGGGAGAACTTCGTCCGATCCACACCCCCACCAACCCGAACTCCAAGGACCGGGACGGTCACAACCTGATCCTTAAGCCCCCACAGCACCCCGGAAAGTGACATTCCTGACCCTACGACCACCACAACCCTCTTTACCCCCTCCGGGAAGTTCCTGACCTGTCTACGGGTCTGGCTCACCGATTCCCAGCACTCCATCCCAAAGGGGATTTCCTTGAACCCCAGTTCTCTAGCCTGAGCCTTCGCTCTACAGGCCAAGACATTCGAGTAACCCATATCCCACTGGTGAATCTTCGCACCAGCCTTGACCGCCAGCTTCAACTCATCTCCCAGTTCACCTTTCGCCGTGTGAATGTGACAGGGGATACCTTTGAACTTCGCTATCTGCGCAACTATGTTGCACTGCGGGGACTGTCTACTACCCGCGGTCACCAATCCTTTCGCTCCATTCGACAATGCCCAACAAGCCCTAACCTTTCCACCCCGGATGCCTGCTACTTCAAATCGGTCTTCCCGTTTGACGTAGATACCCTCATGCACTTCGATGGGAGTCAGAATCTTCAGCCGCTTATCTCTACCCATCGACACGGATTGTGCCGATATCACGTTTGCCCAAGTCATTCACACACTCTTCGATGGAATCGCCATCTTTATCGAACCGCAATTAACATAGCTGAACATCTGATCTTCCGCCAATCCAACTACCAAAGGCAAGTCTTCCGATTCTTTTCCGATGAACTGTAACACCGGAGCGATCAAGTTCAAAGGCCAATCGAACTGGAAGTCTCTAACTACAGGCTTCATCGTCCTGATCGTCTCCCTGATCTTCCCACCGGGTACATTGAGGAT